GTGAGACTGCCAGCAGAAGGCGTAACATCCATGATGGATGCAACCACATTGCTGTCTGTCGCAAGCTCAGTAGGCCACGTCAGTGTGACGTTCGCTGAAAGAGCTACTGCGCGATAGCTTACATCAGCCGGATAGACGACTGTGCCACCAAAAGTATTTGTGAAACTGGGCACTATTAGTCCTCCCTGCGGATAATGCCGCGATCAGCAATCTGGCGAATATCCTCGCCATTAAGCGCCGCGACGGCACGGTCATAAAATGCCTGCCAAATTGGAATAATCTCTTCGTTCTTCAGGAACGGAGCGGCTTCCATAAGTGTGGCGTAGAGCAGCGCGTTAGGCGCGTATTCCGTGAACCAGTTTGTCTGAACTGTATCGCCAAGAAGTGGTGGCAGCTCATAATAAATTATCTCATAAGGAAAATCATCAGAGGGCGTTGGCGCAAAGAACCAATTCTGATAGTCATAGTCAGCATAAAATCTAGGCGTCCCAGTGAGAGTCTGGTTTGGCCAATACTGCCGCATATATTCGTAAGCACGCGGGAAGATCTCCTGCGTAGTATTATAACCAGTCCCAGTTCCGACACGCATACTGACTGTTTCACGCCAGCGATCAGGCTTTGGATATGTCGCCTGCCCCTGAATCATTGCAGAATTAACGACATTGACCAGACCTTGTACTTTAAGCTCTCTCGCCAGACGACGTTCAGCAAGGCCAATAAGACTTGGTAGCTGTAAGAAAACCGAAGGATCAGTAGCCAGCGTAGCCCCACGCTCCAGATAATTCCGGAGGTCGTTGAGAAGACTAGTATATGTCATCGCAGTGGCCATAACGTGCCCCTATATCAGTTTTTTACGCCTTGCACACCAAAAACCTGTATTCAACATACAGCATCCAGCATCTCAGTCGTTACCATTACGCGCCCTACAGCGCCATACTTTTTATGATACGTTATCGCCCAAGCTGCCCGGTCTGCAATCCATCCTCCACGAGCGGCATACGCATCACGCGCAGCTAGTGTCGGGTGTTGCACAACAGTCACACCGTTGTATTCCTTCTCATCACGATGGTGGCGATGACCGCAGTGTATCTCACGGCGGGTAGTGCGACCCCACTCTTGCGGGAACTGCGCGGCAAACAGCAGAGGTAGGTTTTCGTTCTTGACTTTGTGGCCATGATGCACGCCCAGCATGGTATTGCCCCACTCAAATACGTAGAACGGCAGGACGCTATCGTTGACAGTGACGCGGGGCTCTTCTTCGTAATGCACCGCGAACAGGTCGGCCAGCCAGCCGCTGCTTTCTATATCGTGATTGCCTTCGGCTATAATCAGATACACTTCTTGATGGCGTTGCAACGACAGCGCGACCAGTGAGCGGATGATCCGTATGGCTGCGCGGCGTATCTTAGGGAAGCGGCTGTCCGCATCTAGGACGTGTTTACCTGTCGGTGTTACGGGTGTCTTGCCGTCGGTGTGCATGAAGTCACCTTGGATATTGACAATTGCCGTATGCGCTAACGGGCTTTGGTTAATCATCTGCGCCAGCGCCGCAAGGATAGTTTTCTCTGCAATGGACACAGACCAATCCACCCCGCCTTCCTGATGCCATGCCAGCATACCGAGATGGTAGTCGGTAAAAGTATACAGATTGCACAGATGCTCTTCGCAAGCCGCTGGAGCAACGATAATGTCGGCTGGCTGTATCTGGTCCTTGAAGCCATCTACTGTCTCACGCATGGCGTCTATCAGCGCCTCATGCGTTAGTGACGCTTTGACCCACTGGCCTGACGGTTTGCCTTCGGAGTTGTAGTAAGTTGAAACACCCTTGGTGACATAGCCTTGTGGCACAGGCCGGGTGAAGTCGTTCTCAGGAGCATAGCCCCGTAACGCAGCCTTCTTCTTGACTGCGATGTAGGCATCGCTTGCGCCGCCTTGGTTGATACCTAATGCAATTGATGCAGCCCTAGCGCCGCCGTGTAACTCGATGGCTTCCAGCATCTCGCGTTGGCGGGGCGTACAATAGTTGTACAAGTTTGGGTCTATCGTTATAGTAGGCGGCATTTATTTGCCTTCCGGCAATACTGATCACGTCATTTTACATTTACAGCATCATTCCACGCTTTAATCGTCAAGCGATGTTTCGCACTACAATCTGTATATTTCGAAATTATGTCAGCTTCCCAAAGCGCACGCTCAGGATCAATAAGTACGAGCGGCGGGTTTTGAAGCGTCGGGCACTTCGCTGCTAGATTTGCCGGCGGCAGCGGCATTGGCGTCACTGATACCGCTTTCGAGCACCCTGCGCAAAGCGTCAGAACCAGCGCAATCAACAGGAACGGCAGGAGCCGTTTTATATATTTCACGTATGGTGTTGGTGCGTTCGGTTGCCACGACATTGGCTTGATCTCGTTCGGATTCGTAGGTTTGCGAAACATTATCTACTACCTCTTGCTTTTTAACCCGTAGCTTCTCCGCCTTCTCCAGCGCCTTTGCAAAAGCTGCGTCGCACTGCCAGTCACGGACTTTATACCCAGAAGCTGCGCCGATAAGCAAAGCGCCTGCCAATCCATATATCATTACTGGATTAAACGGCCCCATTTATTTTGCCCCATTCCCTCACCGCAAATATAGTAGAACACGCTGCAATCGTAGCCGCCAAGTCTGTAAGTGAGATCGGCTCACTGCTCATAATTGGCAAGACTACTGCGTTTACGATAACACCCGCAGCGATACCGATGCAGGTGAAAGGACGCCACCAAATACGGACACGCTCAAGTAATGCAGTCTCTATTTGTTTCAACATTATTTTGGGTCCGGATGATTAGCGTGAGGCAGTTCCCAGTGCGGGCCGTCCTTAAAAGATTTCCAGTCGCCGCCCCAAGTTATTGGAACATTTTCTAGCTTGGCGGCTTTCTTCATTGCAGTTTCAATATGATCGAACAGCGGCCAGTCCCAACGGATACCGCCGCCTACATACGGCGCGATGTCTACCGCAAAGCCGTGAATGTGGCGTGAGCGCATTGTCTTGGTAGCGCCTTTGGCGAAGAGTTCTTTCTGGCGTGCTGGTGAGCGCAGCCCTTCGATGACGGTGAAGTCTATGTCGGAGATGCCGATAGCGTGTTTAACAACGCGCACCAGATCGGGATGCACGCCGCGAAGGTTTAACAGGGAACGTGGGCCTAGCTTAAACGCCATTACCGATCTGCCTTATTGTCTAGCTTATCCTCAATCCGGCGAAGGTGGATCATCACCTCATCAAACTTCTTGTCGATAGCATTGAATTTCTCGTCGCCGAATCCAAGACGCGCCTCAAGCAACGTCAGCTTGTTGGTGAGGTTAACCCAAATGGTTATCAGCGCACCAATGAAGCTAAGAGCTGTGATGATAAATCCAAGAATGGTAAAGAGGGCGTTGGTGTCCATCATCGCAGGTTCCGTAGCTTATAGATTGCAGAAAGGTACACACCAGTCACTGTGTCAACCAGATTGCCAACTGCGCGGTTGCCCTTGCAGATCTTCTCATGGTTCTTTTCTATCCATTCAGCGTCAGATTCAAGACACTTCAGAATATCTTTTTCCATTTCTTCTGGGACTGGGATAGCTCCAATTAGATCATACGCACCCATCCAAGCCTCAACCAGCGGATCAATCGTATCGATCACGCCATCATAGAACTCGCCCAGCGCCACATGCTTGGCAAAGCTGCCCTCACCCTTAGCGCGCCAGTGAGCGAAGTGAGCGAGGTTACGGGCGTAGAAGACGCGGCTGATGAGCTGCTCAATCATTACGCAATCCGCATCACAGGACAGATAACGGATGGGATTGCAGGAGCAATGGCACCTACTGCTGTATGCTCAATCGTCACAGCGATGTTTTCAGGGAGCCACATGATTTCAATGTACTGGCCTGCCGTAACGGTATCAAAAAACGACAAGCTGAACACGGCAGTACCGCCATCTCCCACTTTTGGAACTGTCAAGATTGTGGCTGAGTTGGCAATATTAGTTCCATTCTTGCGGAACCAGATAGTCGCGTCGTGGTCGGCAGCAGCCGAGTTAGCCAACTGAATTGACGGCGCGAGCATGTATGTGCCAGCAGCAGTTAATGTGACCTGAGTGCTGGAAACTACATTGATTCCAGTGCCTGCTAAACCAGTATCGAACGTAACAGCAGTAGCCGCAGCGACGTTCCCAGTCTGGTCAACATTACTTGATGGCTGAGCGAATGCACGCCCCGCAAGATCGGCATAAGGGACTGTGGCAGCAGCTGTCATCGCCGACGTACCATTACCCTTAACGTAGCCTGTCAGCGTTGCCGCGCCAGTACCACCAGTCGCTACCGTGCGGACGTTCGTTGCGCTTGCTGCGATGTCGGAAGCAGCCACCTTGCGACTGGTGCTGGCCTGAACGACTTCAAAAAGCTCTGTCCCCGCAAGTGGAGTAGTTGCTAATGTGAGATCTGTAATTTTTAGGTTAGCCATTATGCCAGTCCGTATAATATGTTAAGGGAGACAGAGAGTGCGTTTGCTGTAACTTCTTGAGCGTTTGTCTGCGCATCCTGCGAATCCGGACGAGGATTTTGCAGTGGTATGGGATCGGCTCGTAGAAGTAAGCGACCGAAATATGGCTGAGGTACGTCATCACAAGAAGCGCAGACGCGCAAGCTCAGGCTGACAGGAGTGGCGCCACCGCGATAGTCTTGCTTCTGGCGTAGCTCGGAGTGCTGAACCATGAAACCACAGCCATCGCAGATCGCAAGACCGCGTGGTGACTTGGCGTCAAAAGTCGGTTGCGTCCGATGTTTTTTACCACGGCCAAACCCGTACTGCATTAGTAGCCTCCGGGGTTAATGGTGATACGCAGAGGAACCTTTTCGCGATCTTCAGCTGCAGCGCGGTCGTATGAACTATCCGCTAAACCCTGAAGGAAAGTAAGGCGATCAGGCGCAAACTTTACCGCGAGCTTAGCAGCAAGGCCAGAGGCGATAGCTTCCATCCAGCGATTTGGAGCATCCATGCTATTGGTAAAATTGCCCGCGTCCTCTTGGATCTTCATGCGGTGATAGAACAGCGTAACGCCAGCAGCCTGCGGAACTTGCCAGATATACAGTCGCGGCGTTATTGTGCGCTCGAAATAATACTGAAACGGGCGATCCCCTGCCTGCGCCTTGTTAGGCAGAGCGTCGTACTCAGCTCGGCTGATCGGAGACATCATAAGGTCGGTGTTGATGCCGCCAGATGTCGTGCGCGTATAGACCTGAAGGATCGACACAGTACGCGGCTGTAGATCGTAATAAAGCGTGTTGGGCGTCAGAACGATACTCTGGAGATCCACAGCCCACAGGTTGGGGCCATTGTTCGCCCAGTCCGAGAACATGTAATTAATCGAGCGGCGCGCACTATCGATGTCATTCGATGCCAGAGATGCGGGATTACGACCGACGCGCTCATACGCTTCGGTGATAATATCAATCTGTTCGGTATCGCCAAACGTATATGTGCCGCTTGTGGTCATCTGAATCCTGCCGTTTTCTTAGCGATGGATTTGGGCTGGGCTACAAACTGCTTTCCAGCTTTTTTACCTTCACGCTTGGCTTTGGTTGTAGCAGCATATTCAGCTGAAGTCAGCGATTTTATAGCATCCTTAGGAAGATAGCGCTCACCAGTTTTGCTGGACGGCTTACCAGACTTGGTAGTCCACTTCTGATCAGTCCAGTCCTTCAGGGACTGCTGAGGCTTTCTAATCGGCATATCCGCCACCTTTGGCTTTGTAGGATTTAGCTAAAAGCTGGGCCTTACGGGCTGACCATTGGCCTGCCCCAGTCCCTTGTGTTGCACGCGCTTCT